AGTGTAATAGCGCTTCCGGATATATCCAGCAGCTCATTCGTGTCAATGTTCCCTGTTACGAAACTAAGTATATTTCCGGGTTGCGCTACACCTTTTGTTACCGTTCCTGTTGTTCCGGTCGATCTGCGAGCTGTAGCAACATTATACGGAAGCACGCTGCCGTCCGCAGACGGTACCCACAAACCGACGAGGCCACGAGCGAGGCTATTCTGTGATAGGCCTGTCTGCCATCTGGGCTGAGAATCGAATGAGCTTGGAACCGATATCAGCCCCATGCTAATAGCTTGTGATTTGTTCCATCATGCACGCCATCGTCGAGCCGTTCGTAGCGCCCCCGATGAATATCGCTCTAACATACATAACGCCTGTTGATACCGGCCATACCCCACTATTTACGCTGCTGGCCGTGATGTCACCAGAAATGTACTGTTTGCGATACCAGTTCGTGTTATCGTCGGATGATTGCAGCTCTATTGTCGGCGCTGTCGTAGGTGCCGATACGCCATTTGTGATTTTCCAGACAATCTCACCGCCATACCCGGCAGTCAGATTGATACCCGTTCCCGTTACCGTTGCAGCCGCGCCCACAGCCTGGGACGCGAGGATCGTCGTAGATGCTTTAGTCAGTGCCATGGCCTATCCTTAAGTGGGCTGATTCGAGGTATAGGTCAAAGCAGGAAAGTTAACCGTATTCCCGCTTGTCACTGTTTGAGCCGAGGTTTCGGAAGTAACCCATATCACCGTTGCCGATCCATCCGTAAATGCAATGGAGTTGCTGGTACCGGTTGCCGTCGCCGTGCCGCTCTTCGTCGCCGTGGTGAGTATGCGAGGGTTGTTCGCAGTGCCGGACAGCGTATAATCCGTTGATGCCATCGTGATCGTACAGAGCGCATTACCAGTAACTGTCGCGTAACTGTCACCCGCCGTATAAGCACTCAGCAGGATCATGCGGACCGCGTTTGTTTTGATGTAGGTCAGACCGCCATCAAGAGTATTACTATTTGCCCACTTTGCCATTTAAGCTCCGTTTATGATCGTAAAAAAAGCCGCAGAAGCGGCCTTGGTTGTATGAATTTTCTAAGTTTATTATTTTGCTACCCATCCAGTGGCGCCAGAGCCGGACTCCTTTACGTATAAAGTCGTCCCCACTCCACCGCCAGTGTTTGTATAGAGAGAACCAGGAGGTGCCGCGATGACTCCATTAGGAGCGCCAGCGCCAGAAAGCCATACTGCGTTCCCGACATAAAGAGCCGGTACGTTTGGCGGAGCATTGAAAACGTGAGCCGCTGCGGAATATGTCATAGTGCCCTGCCCCGCCGTTGCTGATCCTCCTGTGGCAAGGATTCGCGTGTCGTAATCGTTGGCAATACCGGATGAGTGGAAATCGATGATCGTAGATTGAGCAGCATCAGTACGTCCGATTTCCATCTTCCCATCATACCCAACCTGAAAAGATACTTTTCCTGCAACCATTGACCGAAATGCAGTGCCGGATTCTTTCTCGTAAGAGAAGCCGACAGCGGTCAAATCACGGTCTGAGGAAAGAGCGGGTAATACACGAAAGCCATATTTAGGCCCGCGTGAGGCGAACCCTTCGAAGTAATCGTTTCGTGCAATAAAAGCCGTGCTGGATTTGTTCGGGCCTAGATTTACCGCGTCGTAGCCCCAAATATAGAAACCGTTCGCGTCGAGAATCTCCGAAACGTCGCCTTGCCTGTTATCTGTGCCCAACTCGAAACCGACGCCCTGCTTTGTATCGGCCCCTGTCGGCAATACGACGTTGGCGTTGTGCGCCCAAACTTTCACAAAGTAGTTGACCTTCACAACGGACCCAGTAGCGGGTGTTTCAGTGACGTTCAATGCTGCGGTGTATTTGTACCATCCCTTTACGTATATGGTTTTAGACGCTGAGTCCCACGATTGAGCAAAACCTGTAATCGAGTTTGCGTTATCTCCAACAGTCAGCGACGAACCCAATTTGAAATCATCGAAATCCAAGGCACTCGTGAATGAAACGCTCGTTGGAGTGAACGTCGTTCCGGTCAGCTTCGTGCAGGTCACTCCTGCGTTATCGGCAAATGACGCTACGCTCTGAAGCGGTCCGTACAGGCTTAATTGGGACTGTGTCGCTATCCCGTATGCTTCTGCGTTGGCATCAAGCAGAGGCTGATTGGCGCGAAACGATGCGGTGCTAGCATCGCTACCGATACCTACATGCATTGAATTGGTGCGGCTTGCGCGACGCAGCACTCCGTCCAGCATGTAGGAGTTATCGACTATCGCTGCATCTTCGAAATGCCAAGTTACCCGTCGCTGAGTCTTGACCTTGGAAACAAGCTTATATGTTCCTGCAGGTACTTTTACATCGCAGTTGAGGGGCTTCGGAACATCAACTCCTTTTCCATCATTCACATTCGAATACGCTGTGGCAGCGAGCGCGGCGGCAGCGAATGCAGGAGTGGAATCAGTAACTCCCGTAGGATCGGCACCATAATAAATAACATCTTTCACTACACTTGGAAATGATGATGAGTCAAATGCTACTGAAATTGTTCCAATTACGGATGACATTTAATTCCTCTTTTTTATAACATCTGATTGATAATATTGCATGGTTAGTATCCTATGGCGAACCATGCGCATAAATGAGAGACTGCATCCGAAGTATCAACCGTAACCCCGCTCGTTGTGGGGGCCGCAAGCGCGTAGAGATTCCCCGTCGAACCAGAGAGGCTGGTCAATTGGAAAGAAGCGCAAAGATTAGCGAACGGGACAGGAAAGACGATTGAAAGACCAGACGGCCCCGGTATAGTCCCTTGACCCCACTGAATTAAGAGATTGCCGGGAAATTTATAATAGCCGTTCGCGCTCAGCGATAAGACTGATGCAAGACCCGCTGGAGTGCATCCAACATTAGTTAAGACACCGTTAAGCTGTTCCGCGTTTGTCCCGAACCTGCTTGTACCTGCCAGGGCAGATGTCGCAGCTGGAGATATCCTGAGAAAATGCAGCTCAAATATAGTCGTAGTTTGCGCACGCACCAGAACGCGGTCCCCGATAGCCGCCGTATAAGTCAACCCCCCGTCCACCAAGAGATTGGAATTATTTGTGAAGACATGAGCCGCATTGCAGTAAATCTCAGTCCATGCGCCGGCTTGTGGCGCGGCAGGAAAGTTGGTAAATGTTACCGCCGATCCGGTAAGGGTAATTCTGTTGCTTACCCATATATTCGAAGCGGCAGGATCGGCAGCTACGCTTGAATTGGCAAAGACAAGGGAAGTCCCGGACAGCGTTACCGGAGTAATCAGCGGCGCGGTTAATGATGTTGGTACTGAGGTATTTTTTGAAGTTAACAGCCCTAATGCAACAGAATTAAGCCCGGAATCGAGCGCTCCGCTATCCAGCAACACCGTAACCGTAGTAACAGTTGAGAACACCGAAGCGGTAATAGAGCCATAGACCACACCAGCCGTTACCGTGCATTGCACCCTGCGCCCAATCTGAAATGATCCTGTCTGGTCACCTGCAACAGAAAATGAGGTTGCGCTGATGTAAGTCGGCGCTGAACCGAACGTTACCCACTGGCTTACCGAGACATTCGCGTCATTAATGCCGGAAACGTTATCGATAGTGCGTTGCAATACGCCCAAAGCATCACGTATGGTAAACTTATAAGCTACGCCACCAGTCAGCCATATCGGACTCGATGGCAGGCCCAAGCTATTCAGAACAATAGGATTAGCCTGGGGAGTGAGTCCGGTATTATCGGTATAAGTCGGGTAAGCGCTGGATGTACCGGCGAGATAAGTGTAGATTGACCCACCAGACAGCGGCGCGCCGTTGCTGTCCACTTGCTGGTCATTGACGATAGGTGCGAGGAAATATGCCATTTAATCTCTTATGAATGATGAACAGCAGTTACGCATAGCGTTAATGGCTATGGGGATTGTGCTGATACAAGTTATCTGGGACTTACTTAAGCAGAGACTGCCCAAGCGCAGTGCCTACGAGTGGGGCAAGTTTTTTGGCACCATGACTAAGCGCATTTGCTCCAGCTGGCCTGCGAGCAAGTAAAGCCGCCATGATCTTTTGGCCTGACTTGGTATAAGGCAGCGCAGCCGCACCTACCCCTAAGAACATGGGGTTTATGGTTGCAGCGCCACCAAGAGCGCCTGCCGCAAGTCCACGCCCGATCGTTCCTGAATCAGGGTATTTCGAATTCAGTACATTTACTCCTGCATCAGATAAATCCTGCATGAGAGCGTTGCCTGTGGCTACTTTTCCCTTTCCGACGCTTCTGTCAGAGCCGCGCACCGCAGCGGCAAGCTGACTCGGAGAAAACCCCTGCGATTGGTCACCTGCCCTGGATCCAGCATTACGCAACCTGACATAATTCGCGTAATTGGAGTTTGCTTGCGCGAGTTCCTTGGCGTGAGATGGATTGGAACGAGTAAGACCGGCTTTCATGGAAGATAAAGTCTCATTGATCGCAGAGCCGAGTTCTCTATGATAAGGATCGGCAGAGCTTGAGAAATTCTTGGCTTCATGCGCCAGCTTTGCCTCAACCAGCTTGTAAGTATCGCCAGTCATAACCCTGTTTGGGTTTATGTCACCCATAAGTGATTCAAACTTCGATAACTCTTTTCCACCCAGACCCTTTGATGCCATTTGCTGAAGATTGTTTATTTCTCCGACAAACTGAGAGTCAGGCTTGAATACCAGTTTTGGCAGCAAATCATCATATTGTTTACTGACTGCATTCTTTACCGCTTCAATACCTTCACGGCCTACAGGCAGGCTCTTAGCGTCAACGCCTGTTCCGACTAATGCCCTTGCGTAGGCGGCGCGGTTTAACTCTTCCACGGCTCTTTTACGGCCTCCTGTGATGGCATCCCCGAGCAACGGAACGGACATCAGTTTGTCTTCCGTGCGCTGAGCCACGCCGCCAAGTATCTGGCCTGGAGTCGGAGTGATTCCTTGCGCCATAAGCGACTTCACTTCCTTGCTGGTATTGGGAGAGATAATGGAACCGATGGCGCTACCGATTGGGGCCATTGCAGCACCGAATGCCGCGCCGGTCCCGATCTGCCCTAGTTTTTCATCAGCAAAGTTCCCCTTGGTGACGGGTTGCGCAGCGCCGACGATGCCGCCCTGTGCCGCCGCGCGCGCAAGATTGGCCGCATCAAATGCACTTTTTCCTTTCGCAAGTTGCAGCGCTTTCACGGAGGCTAGCGGAAGAGTCGCGGCAATACCGCCAGTTATCCTGGCAAGGTCTATGCCATCCCGGCCAGAGGCGGCCCGCGCCTGCTGATAGGCTGCCTCATCATCCTGTATTTTCTTGTCGATGCCTTCCGGCAAACCGCCAATCCGGTTGATGGTATTGCGTACCCCTTCCGGCAGGGCGTGACTCAGCATCTGCGCGCCAGCATCGAGAACATCTCTCGCCCCTTGAACCACTCCACCCAGGGTACTGCCTTGGAAGCCACCATCACCGGCAAGCTTTAACTCATCGTTTTTAGGAGCGCGTAGGACATAGCCGCCCTCGCTCTTTGTCTCTGACTTGGGAGCGCGCAGGATAAATCCGCTCATTTGCGACGTACCCATTTCGTACCATCGGAAACATAAACCGTGCCATCCGACGCCTCGGCCTCATATCCCTTGTGGGTAGCGGGGTCAGGCATGGATTTCACTCTCGTTTCTTGGACAGAATTGCCGTCAGGTACTTTGCTGACGCCAGATGACCCAAGGCCATACAGTTCCTCCAGTTTATCCAAAGCGCGCTTGTTGGCGGGATATCCCAGAGTCGGATCAGTCGCCGTCGAAAGGTAAAGTTTCAATTCCGTATTCGAATCCATCTGCTTGGCGCTCATTCCTGTGGCTTTCATGATCGCCTGCAGGAGCAGGGGCCGCGTCATGGCTATGGAATCGCGCACCGACTGATTCTGAGTTCCGGCTATCCTTCCCACGGCTTGGCCCAAACCAGAAGCGGATGCCTGGGCCGCTATGTTCGATAGCACCCCTTGCCCCGGATCAGTAATGCCGCTCCCTTCCTTCAATTGATCGTAATAATCCCGCAACGTGGAAGAGACGCTATTGACGGTTTCCTTGCCTGTCAGCGCAGTATTCAACTTTTGGTCAGCCGGACCGCCCTTTATGGCTTCTAGGCTACCGTCAGGCAGGAATTTGTATCCTGCTGGCGCTTTATTGGCACCGCCGCCTTGCGCCATTTGTTCACGAGCGCGAGCATCGGTCATATTCTGACCACGCATCTGAGTTTTATTGCTTGCAATGCTATCCGGGGACTGAGTCATCGGAGTCGCGCCGGTAACTCTTACTTCACCCGTTACCGAATCTGTCACTCTATCCTGCTGAGCCCCACCAAGATTCAAAGTCGATGTTTTAGGTAACAATTGTTCGGCAGTCAAGGCATGACCAGCCGCCCATTTCTTGATGAGATCAGGATTGTTGCGGAAGCTGTAAAGCTGCGCCCGATCCTCATCCATATTCGCGCCGGTAATTTTCTCCAGCCGGTTTAGCTGATCAATGGCATAAGCTTCAGTAGGATTCGCCATCAAGGATGTTGCGGATTGCTTGACTAGACCGCCAATTTTCCCCTGAAGGTCAAGTTTCCTCGATTGAGCCTCATCCATTTGCTTCTGGTAGGCGTTCGCTTCATCCAAACGTCCAGAACGCATCAACTGATCAACCAAGTCCTGCCCTTGAGCGCCACTCGATAGCATCCCCTTGAGCGCTTCCTTGTCGGCTGTCGCTTGCTGATCCTTGGCAAGTTCCCGCTCGTATAGCTGCTGTTTCATCTGGCCGAGCTTATGCTCTTGCAGTTTGGCGAAAATATCCTTGAAAGGATCTTCGTTGTTGCCGCTCAGCGGTATGGAGGCGTCGATCATAAGAATAAGAGAGGTAGCATTTCAGAAGCGCCAGCCCCTCCGCCCATGCCGCCCCCGAAAATAGACCCTAGAGGGGCATATGCAGCGCTAGATAGTCCTGCGCCTCCGTTTGAGGGTGAACTTGAGCTTGCTGGAGTCCCGGCCCCGAGCATGTTTTGTACGCCAGATCCAAGCATGCCATTTGCCCCCGCGCCCATCCCGGCAAGACTCAACCCTGAATTGATCGAGCTACCAATGGCGTTAGCCTGCCCCATGATTCCCGCTGCCTGGGCATTACCCGCACCAATCGTGTTTTGTCCAAAAGCATTGGAGAAGTTTTGCCGGATGTTCGCCACGTTCCCCGCCGATGCCTGTCCTAATTGCGCCACGCTTGAAAGGAAGTTTTGCACGCGGGACTTATCCTGCGCATTACGGTCATAGCCAGCCTGGAAACTTGTTCCTGCGTAGTCCTGCGCGAATCGCTGGCCTTCTTTCAGTGCCGCACCTGACAGGTAATTCCCGCCCGATGCTTGTTTGCGGTCGAGCGCCTGCTGCCCCTGCTGCAACTGGAATTGATAGCCAGGTGTACTGGTTAAATCCGCTCCGGTAAACGGCGTGAGTAATGAGCCGTAGTTGGCGCTGGTTGAGTCACCCGCAGGCAGACCCAGGTAAGTATTTAGTTGGCTCTGCGCCTGTGATCCGCTCTGTAGGTAAGGGTCATAATTAGCAACGGAAGCCGCCTCTTCTTTCTGAGCTACATTATTAGCCTCGGCAGCTGCTGATTGCTGCGCTTTCGCTGCCTTCTTCGAGCTTCCGCTGATTGCCGAAAAAAGACTACCCATTAAGACCTCCAGTACACATATCTCATTCCCTCTCTGGTTTCTATTGGCCCGAACAGGGAAAAACCCATCGAAACCATGAATTTATGGTGTTTCGTATCGCCGTGCGGCTCATTTAGCGCATATACCGGCGTTTTATATAACCTAAACACATAATCCCAATCCTGTTTCAGTCTTTTCTTGATGTTGTGCGACCACTTTTTAATATCGCAGTGCATCCAGACGCGGCCTTGATACCGCTCGACGTAAACCGTATATTCCGGTTTGTCGATTACCGATTCTTTAGACGACAGACTCATCTCAGTTCATACCACTGGCTCAATGTGCCAGTGCCTGAACTGACAGTGACGTTATAGGTCTCCCCATTGGGAATATCGGCATAGATGTTCATGTTTATTCCTGCTGAATTCTGGCCGTTGCCGCGTATTACCAGCCCAGACGATAAAGTGATTGCCAGAGCCGCGACCGCCGTGGAAGTGGCGCGGACATTGATCGCTATCGGACGCCCGGTTCCGTTCGTATAAGTAGTCCCGAGCGCACGACTGGACGCCATGTCCTGCCAAGTCTGCCTTGTGACAATAGACTGTATCCGCTGACACCAGTACAGCCAGGACATAGTAATCATGTCGCTGCCAGCAATAGGCATGTTTGAGGGGATGTCAAAATCCGACTTAGCCAAAGCGCCCCCATGCGGCAACAAATACCGTCTTCACCGGATCCGTAATCCTGAACTTGAATAGCCAGTCACGCGCACGGCCCAACCTTCTGAATACCGCACGGCGCTTGTACTCGCCCATCTTTCCGAATGGCATCCATATCTCAGTTCCCCACTGATGCCCCCCATCTTTGGAGACCTGCATCATAATCATGGGGTCAGCGCCTTGCCCGGAATTGAGCCCAAGGCCCGCTTCCATCTCGATCCACAACTCATCAAAAGACGTCCAGTTCGCGGTCATCTGGTGACGGCTGATGAATTCCCTCGATATCTGTGTCCCGTTGTCGGTGTAGGTGCCCGTATCAAACCGGTACAGCTTTCCGTTCGAGTAGTCTGAAACATACGGCTTATTGAGGTAATTGACCTGTATCTCGCCAATGTGCCGGGTGGTATTCGATCCTACCTTGCTCCATGACATGGAAAGGCCATCGAACAGCCACGACTCATTCCCTGAGGGGAAATTGATCTGGTAGAACGGGTGCCCCGATACCATGTATGCAAAAGCCGTCGCATTCGATACGTCAGAATATTGCGAGAAGATGTAATCCAACTCAGGATTCGATACCGATGTAGCCGTGTAATTCTTAAGCGCACAGACCTGGACTTGACCCAATCGATTCTTACGCAGGAACATGAGCGAGTCCATGAACTTGCAGAGCGTCCAAGGTGCAGCCAGCCCCCATTGAATGGCACTCGCACCGATACGAGCAAAGGGGAAATCCAGCGCCCCGGAATCCCCCCAAAACTCCGTTGTCTTCTGGCCGAACAGGCAAATAATGCCGGTATCCACCATCACCCGGACAAGATTATCCGGATCCGACTCCGCGGTAGCGAAGTCCAGCGCATTCCATAATGTGCCATCGTACAGCGCCGATATGGCGAACTGCCCTGAGGCGGGTTTGGATACAATGAAATACCCGTTTAGGAATGTGACACTGACTGCCCCAGGCCATCCCGCAGCGGTAATCTGTACAAAGGCCAGTGTATTAAAGTTGTAGATGTAGCCGTTAGTGCCGTCTACGACGATCAACTGTGTGCCGTTGTCGCACATATCAACCCGGCCTGATGAAGTCAGCAGGGAGCCCAGGGATAGTTTTGTGCCGTCATTGGAGACGCGCCAGAGCGTGTTACCGTTGACCACGTACATGTAATTATCTTTTTCCCACAGTCCACGCGTCGGACTTGCACCGAAGTCGATAAACTGTATCGTTCCGGGTGTAGGATAAAGCGTCAATATCCCCTTCTCAGGGTCAACCTGATTCAGTTCAACGTAAAGATTTAACCGTTTCTGTGCGCTGACATTGGCCGACTTGCCATAATTCCCGATTCCAAATAATGGAACAGGGACAAGGTTGGTAGTCCCCATCAGTAGAAGTTATCGCCATTGATGTTGTAGCGCGCACGGCGTGTGGATATTTGCGCTGTTTCCGAGCCGGTGGTCGTCGCCTTGTTGTTGTAGCGTTTCAGCTTTCCCGCGGAACTGGTTGCCTTGGCGATAACCGAAGCGGATGGCTCAATCCCGAACATGCCCGCGCATGACACGGCCAAGTTGAATACCAGACACTCCTTGTACCCAATAGGCAGCGCTACCGCCGTATTCAGTGCCGAAAATGATGGCAACTGCGTGTAGAACCTGAGGTATACCGTACCGCTCGATGGAGCCGGGTAAAACCAGAGCGTTCCGAGGGGGAATGATTGTTCATACCAGACCGCCCTTGACCATGAAGAAGCTACCGCTTTATTGCGTATCAAGTCCCATTGCTGCGCGTCATCCAGTATCTCCATTGGGTAATCGAGCGTACTGCTGCCGCTGATATTGCGCGTGAATGCCGATATCAACTTAAGGGGTCTTGCAATGTTGAAATTGCCGCCCGTTCCGATTGTGTAGCTGTTCTGGCCTGACACAAAAGGGAAGTTGTACTGAGTCTCTGTGTAGACGTAGAGATGATCGAGTGACCACGACTCCAGCATCATGTTCAGCGCGTCAAAAGCGTCCTGCGCGTCTTCATTGGATAGAACGTCGCCCGTACCCAATACCCTCAGTTGTTTGAGGGATGCTTTGACGATATCAAGCGCGGTCGTGATTGCCATTTTTCTTGGGTAGCGTCAAAGTTTTCTTTTTCTTCAGTGAATCAGGAATATTCCCCCGGTAATGAGCATCTTTCGGAATGACAAAGCCTTCAGGCAGGTATCCGCGCCAATCCGGACCTAATTCCTTATCCTCTGCCTCACTCACCACGGCAGTAACGCCGGATGTATGGAAGCGCCACGCCGGATAATCAGTCATAAGCCTCTTCTGCTCCTACCCACAACGATTTTACCGGCTCATCAGAGATAAACATGACATCATCCTCACGGATTATGCGTATTTCATCTCCATTTATGATGGATGGTTTGGCGCACGAATCTGAGTGATAGACGATCTGGCCTATTTCCACGCCTTTGACATCCCCTCCGATTGCCTTGACCTTGCCGGAGATGGACAGCTTGCCATTCTGCCAACGGGATATCTCGTCAGGCGTCCAGACAACGTCAGAGCGCGTCTCATAGATAGGTTCCAACACAATCCTGTCGAACAGTGGGGTCAAAGATTCCTCCAAAAAGGAAGGGGGGCCGAAGCCCCCTATGAGATTACGTGGTGAGGCGATAAGCCAGCTCAGGATAAATCGCCTTGAAGCCGTACAACACGTCGATACGGCACGGTACGTCATCGGTACCAATACGGTACTGTTTAGCCATACGCAGGGAGATCCCCTTGTAGTTGCTGCGTGCACCCCATGCGCCGAATTGAGCAACATCGATCAGATCGGCAGTCGCCAAGGTGAATGCATCCTTGTGCAACAGCAGATTTTGAGCGTAGGTATTGGCCGATGTGCCGGTCAGGAATACCAGAGGCGTGGCGGTCGGAATGTTGTTTGATGCGCTGGTCACGTTCTGGAATGCGCCGCTGAAGATCGGATACGGCGCCACGGGAATCGTCGTGGTGCCAGATGCGGCAGAATTCGTAGTGGCACGCACCACGAAGGTTTGCAGCTGTCCGGTTGACAAACGGGTTTGCGGGTTGACCGAATAAACGCCAGCCAGGGTGAAAACATCGCCTTCGTTGACCACTCCAGTTACGGAAGCAGTCCATCCGCTTGTGACCAAGGGCCATGTACGGGTAGCGTCCGCGCCAGCCGCACCAATCGCGCCAGTAGGAGCCGTACCAGCTTGAGCGCCGCTTGTGACGGGAGAGCCACCGAGAGCGCCGGGCGTATGACGGCTGATGTTTTGGTCCATGCTGAACTTCCAGCCGAGACCGGTACCCATCTTGCCCATCTCATACTGCTTGGCGATGTCGGTCGAGGATTGGAACAACCCTTTCAAGGCATCAACGGTATAGGCTTGAGTCATCGGCTCAATAATGGCAGAGCGTTGCCCGTCCCGGGGCACAGCAAGCAGATCCAGGACCGCGCCACCTTGCAAGAAAGCGAGAGCAGTTGCGGGAGTCGTACCGGCAGTGCCGCCGAAGTTGGCGACTTGCTTGTACAAGGCGCAACCATTGGAATCCACCTGATTCGCCAGGGAGGCGCTGTTCGGGCCGATCACGCGCTCACTGAAGTCGTCGATACTCAGTGTCAACTCTTGCGAGGTGAATACCATGTCTACGTGATCTTGATTCGTCAGCGTGACAGGTACGTAGGTTTCGATGTAGTCCTGCGTTGCCAGGGCGGCGCCGGTCGATACAGTGCTGCGAATGGGGCGCCTGGTATTGACCGTAGCACCGATCTTGGCACCGACTACGGCGAAGTCCTTGCTATATTCTCGGTTGATGAACTTGGTCAAAGACAAGTCATTTTCCAACCGACGCTGGGTCTCTTGCAAGACCATCAACGGGGTAAGGGCATTATTAGACATTTATCACTTTCCTTTTAATTGGGCATTGCGGACACGGATGAATTCCTCCATCGACATGCCGTCGCGTAGCCCGTTTGAATGAACGGTTCGGCCCCCGATGGGTTCCATCGTGTCAGCCTTGGGTTTCTTCGCGGAAAGTCTGTCCTCCAATTTCCCCAGTTCTCGCAGTTGCGCGCGCGGTCCCATTGCCAGCAGCTTCTCAGCTTCGGCGGGATGCTTGCTCAGGTGGTAGGCCAGCTTATGGCCCATATCGGAGTCGATGATGCCGTAGTAAAGCTCTGAATTCAGAGGTATAACCCCGTCCTCAATCGCTTCATTCACGACAGCATCAAAGTCAGCGAACTCTTTGCGGCCGTCCGCTACACGTTTGTCAGCGATACGGGAAAACTCCTTTTGAGCCTCCGCGTTGCGCTGCTCTTCCGATACCTTTTTCTGCTTGCCTTCGTAGTCTTCAAAACGTGCATTGACCTTCTGCTCAGCGCGCCAATCGGCACGCGCCTCGATATAGTCCTCATACGCTTCAAAGTCAGATCGCTTGGGTTCCTTATCGGAATTGACTTCCGCAGGTTTCGCACGAGTACGGAATTCTTCTTCCAGTTTGGATTTAAATTCGGCTTTCTCGCGTTCCGCCTTTCGTTCCAGTCTCCACGCCTTCTTTTGGATGATTTCATCCAGTTCAGCCTGCGTGAAAGTCTTTGCAGGAGTTTCCTGCCCGTCTGCTTCGGGAGACGTTACCGTTTCAGTTACGGGCAAAGGTTGCCCCTCGGTTAAGGCCGATACCATTTCTTCAGACATCTATTTTCCTTTTGGGGAACCCGATTAGAGCGAATCGGTACGCTGTGTATCTGCTTCAGCCTTTTGGGACTGAGCCATAAATAGATCGAGCATTTGCTGCATGCGATTTACCTGATTCTGCAATCCGGCTATTTTTTCGCGGGATTCAGCATTGATCTCTGCCACCTGAATAGCCGTAGCACCTTTGATCTTCTCCTGATCCAGGGAGGCGTTCGTAGCGTGTACCTTGGCGTCCGTCTCGGCCTGCTTGGACTGGAGTTCTGCCTGGAGTTGGTCATTCTGCTGCTGGAGTTGTTGCACCAGAGCGGCACCCTCCTGGACATGCGCCTGGAGTTGTTGCATCTGTGCCTGCACTTCTGGCGGTATTGGGTTTTCTTCATCCTCTCCATCCGCAGCAGCGGCTTGAGGCGGCAACATGGCCTTGATGCGCTTCGCCATCCTGTCAGCCCCGGGCATATCCTGTGCGCCCAGGAAGATGTCTCCCAAGAGAGGCACTAAAGCAGGCTGTGACTGGAACAACTGCCCCATCATCTCAGCCATTTCGACGCGTTTGGTTGAGTAGGACGCGCCTATCGTGGTGACCACGTCATAGCTACCCACGCCGAGGTTGTATATTTTCCTGATCTTGCCGTTCTCGTCCTGCACCTTACGGACTGATTCAGGCTGATTCGAGTCTAGATAAGCTGAATCCGTCTCACCATCCTCGCCGACGATTCTGGAAACTCTTTTTTCGCTATAGACCTTGGGGATCCACTGCACCAGGACGCGTCCAAGGTGGCGCATGGCCTTGCCCAGATTGTCAGGATAGTGATACGTTGACACGTCGCCTTCTTTCTGACGTGCCAGGATAGCCTTTCCGCTGGTTTCGTTGCCCTTCTGCCCGAGAGACGCGGCACCCATGCCGGTAACGTCTTTCATGGCTTGTTGGGATAGCACCAGCCCCTGTATCAGCCCTTGTGAGGCCATAGGAGGCGGTTCGCGTGTTGGCCGTCCCTGCACGTCTCCGTTGACATCGCGCGAGTTGTATTCTAGGTACGGCATGTTCTCGATGTTAGCCATAGACCAGCGGTCTTCAAGCCCGTCGAATTGACCAGTTGCGCCGAGATAAGGTGATTTATTCTGAGTCGTTACCGATTCGATGTAAGCACTGAAATTGTAGGAAACCATCCTAACAGCGTCTCTTGAATCTCTTACCAGCCCCTTGAATACCAGCTTGCCGTCCATCAAGAGCATCTCGCCAGGAACACGGAAGACAGGGATATAACTGATCGGTAGCTCGATCTCTTTGAGCACCTTATTACCCACGATCTTGCGCCAGACACAGACAGTGCGCTTTTCGTTGCGCGTGTCCATGATCTCGCCGAAGTCCGACTGATAGTCGGCTTCTGGGTACTCGCCTGATTGAGTCGAGACAAACACGGACTCACGGTGCTCGATACGCATCCATTCGGCAATCCTGACGTAATCGTCGTTGACCCACTGATTCCAGTTGTCCGATCCGTCTCCTTCATTCCAGCCGGTTATATCGGACTTTCCATACTCTTCCTCGAACTGCTTCATGGGCATCGAGTCAACGATAAAGCAGTAGCGCCAGTCCGAGCCAACAGGGCATAAGCCATAAGGATCGCCAAACACCGCAAATGGATTCTGCAACGGCCGGATGTACAGTTCCCGGTCCGATTGCTCCGGCGAATATCCCTCGATCAGCCGGAAATAGCCATACCCGCAAACAGTCTGGTAAAAGTTAGCCGTCTCGTAGGCGATATCGCTCATGGACTGCTGCTCGATATGCCGGATGATGCCGTCCAGTACTTCGGCGGTATCGACATCCGCGTTACTGTCTACCGGCCTGATCTTGATCGCGGGTTTATTCTGGCGAACGTCATTGGTAATCTGCCGGACACGAGGCGGGAGATCGGAGATAGTCAGGCATGGCCGAGCGCCTTTCGGATCGCCTTCACGCGCTGAGCGCAGCCTCTGGTCCCATATGCCGATACCTTCATAGATGCGGATATCCTCTTTCGCTTCCCGACGAGCGTCAGCCTCAGCGCTCTCAGACTCCGCGAACTGCTCGCGGGCGAGCTTCAGGAGGTCGGAGTCAGTCATGCGTCAACGTGAGGGTGAGAGGAAGATCATAAATCCCATCATTAGGGGCTTCGATTGTCAGGTGTGAGCCATCGGAGAAAGAAAGACGAAGCACTTTCCCATCGAACATAAATCCGTTAACTGTAAGTCCGCGGATATTGTCCAGAAATGCGTATGGATTAGTCATTCAGTCATTTCCATCAATGCCTTCTTAGCCAACTCAAATAACCATAAAACCTCCCCACCATCCGCTTTTGTGGAGGCGAAGTACAACTCACCCTTGGAATCGAAGCCGACGATTACGCAGCGCTCCAGATTCGCTTGGATAGCGCCATTCAGCACCCTCTCTGCAGGCAGATCAAGGCGAGTTATTACAGGTAGGATAGAAACCTTCTCAACCAGCCTCACGACATCCACCCGGCAGCGCCTGCCCCGCGGTTGACTGTCCTTATAGGCTTCGGCACGTAAGTATCATTGCGTAACCGGTCAGCGACCACCCCCAAATAGCGGAATGCATCGGCATCATGTGAGGCTGAATCGTGCAATGGCGCTCCTGGTTCGTTCGTTGTTTGGTTTACAGCGCGCTTGTAGCGCTTGAGTGAGTTGACTAGACCCTTGGTCTTGTCTTTATCGAAATAGCAGCGCGGGAACATCATTCTGGCGGCCTGGATGCCCTGCTCTACATCGAGATTGGGCGTGATCTGAACGGTGCGGCCAAGTGCTTTGGCGATCTCTTCTACCGACTTACCGCTTGCGATACCGTGCGATCTCGCGTCATGCGGCATGTAGTCGATGCCCCAGTTGTACTCAAGTGCTTTTAGCTGGCTGATGTAGCTGTCCAATGGCCTGAGACTGTCGCAAATGTGATCAATGACGCGTATTTCAGATGCCGAGCGCTGAACCATGATGATGCTTGTGGAATCGTTGTAGCCCAGATCCCACACGGTATGAACCTTGAGCATAGGGTCATACGGGACTCTGCATAGCCTTCCGGCGCGCTGCATTGCGTCGATCTCTTTGGCGTAGATAGCACCTTCTACTGCTGGCCTGCACTTACCTTCCCAGACAGTTTCATAGCCCACAGGATCACGCTTGAGCCATGCGACTCGCTCGTCTTCGAGTTCAGCGGGAAACCAGGGGTTGTCCTGCCAGTTCATCTCCACGACAACGGACTTCTCAGGTGGGTTTAGTACAAACCGCTCATACGTCTCATCCGTGTCCAACTCGGGATTGAAAGTCAGCCATATCTCCGAGCCAGTCTTGCGGATCGTGGGTATCAGTACGTCCCAGGACTTCTTGGTAACGACCTGGGCCTCTTCAATCCAGACGATGTCGACGGCTTCAAATGATTTGAGGTTGACTACGCCCTGCTGCCTGATTCCGGCAAGGGTAAAGATGCTGCCATTGATACCGACGATCTTGTTTTCCTGAACTTCAAAGAAGCCTTGCAGCCCCAGAATGCCAATCTGATCACGCAAGAGGCGATGCACCGATTCATCGATAGACTTTTGGGTTTCCCGCGCGCAAAGGATTCGCATCGGCTTATGCCACGCCAGGGAGAGCAATGCTCTTGCGACGCCCCATGACTTACCAGAGCCGCGACCGCCATGAAGCACTTTGTAACGCATGGGCTGGAACAGAATACCCAACTTTTTAGGTAATTCTGCGTCCATTTCTTCATTTCCTCGTGAAACTTGTAATGATTTTTCTGAAACTTGGTATAAACCCGTGTTTTTCGAGACCGACTAAGACACAAACAAGAGTAACTTGCAATATTCGACTATTTGAGGATGATATTGAGCGTGTTATCGAGCTGCAGCCTGCCGTCAATCTTTGTTTCCACGGACGACTTCTCGCCATAAACCTTTGGTTTTAGCTTGGACGCAACCCACTTACGGGCATCGACACGTAATCTGGAACGCGCTATGGCGTCCTGGTTCGTCCTGGTTACTCCGTTCTCGTCAACAAACGAGTCATTCATTGATTCGTCAGCAATATCAATGATTTCGTCTGCCAAAACATCGGCCTGCGTATCGCGCGCGCATGCGTATTGGTCGCTGAATTCTTGGTGCGCTATCAGCCATCTGAATACTGTCGCCTTATTAGGCATGCGATCATCACGACAAACCGCTCTCAGGCTCTCGCCTTCTGAGATGCGTTCACATATCTCATCTGCAATCTCTATGCAGTAAAGGCTTGGTCTAGCCATACAGTTACAGCACGCCCATTACAGACTCTTCAGCCATCAGCAGGACTTCGCCATCATCCACCTGGATTACTTGACCCATGCGCTTGGCGAATACGACTGTATCTCCAGCCTTGACGTGCTTGACATCTTTACCCACAGCGAGCACCAGGCCTTGATCTGGCTTATCGGTCTCAGGCAAGACGAGTCCAGATGGGCTGATGTTCTCTGTCTTGGCCTTCCTGATTGTGATCTTGTCTCCGAGCGGCTTTATATTCATATTGATTTGTTGGATAGTAAATTGTTGTATAAAAACAATGGGCAATAAAAAAGCCGCTGTTTAGGCGGCTTGTTGCTGGTGTTATTCGGTTATCTTCGGTATCCCTGCACTTGAGGCTGCGATAGTTGATATTGACGCATTTGCTCAACCTGCATCTGCATTATCTCATTCTGAAGCTGCTGATTACGGATTTGCTGGCCTCGCTGATAGGCCCCGATCAAATCGGGATTCTGATTATTCCCCATTAACGGAATCCTCGCATCGATTTGCGCATCCCGGTAGCTCGGCATATCACGGCATACCACTTGCTGCCCGATATACTGGCACTGCTGATCTGCTTGAGCGGGAATTGATACTGCGAGTAATGCGATTGCGAGTAATGACGTTTTCATTTTACGCTCCTTGTTATTGAATTTTGGGCGCAATATGGCTATTGGTTACAATGTGCCACTTTTGCGTTACTGTGTCAAGCATTATTTATCTATATTCCCAAGTATAGATACCAAACTTAATGCCGGAGCCGGGGGTTATTTCAGTTCCCACAAAAATCTCCCTTCTCTCGACAAACTCCAACCATCTACAGTCTGTGTCTGATACCTTTATCACCTTCCATGCAAATATAAAATGCCACTCTTTAACATTCCTCTCCTTCTTTTTACAGTTAAATCTCATTACCATATTCCTTTCTTTTCAACTGCCGCTTGAATGAGTTGTCTTGCATTGTAAAGCGTTGGCGCATAGAACACTATTTGATACCGGTACTTTGAATCGAGGTACTGATGACAGATCGCCGACCTCTCCTGATCCGGAAGGCCCCTTATAATCGCATCTATGGCCTCTGCCAGCCAATGATCGCTACTATGCTCCATGTCCCTCACGGTGCTGTCTCCGTAGCCTGCAAACATGCAGGATCGAACGGGATAGCCTCTTGCCGTAGACGTTTCCCGGCGCATCCAGTCTGCCCAGGTCTGGAGAAGAACTTCAAGTCGGCTTAGCGGTTCGGCAATCTCTATTTCCCTGGCTACGTGCATCACGCCCTCCCGTACAAAGTTTCAATCGTCTGAGCCAGTAAATTTAGCTCGGTCTCTTTCATTACCTTGAGCATGATCTGCTCACCATGGATGCCATTACGTGGCCCTTGGTGGCAATCACGGCAAAGAGGTATCGTTACCCAATCCGATGACCTGCGGCCCTGTATACGGCCTTCAAGGATGTGATGAGCATCAGAAGGTGCGTGAGCGCCACATAAAGCACATGGAAGCGATTTGACGCGGCCTATATGCTCTTTGGCGGCTTTACTCACGCATACCTCCTATTCATCATTTCCTCGTCACCGGCGCGTTTAGGCTCAGTCCACTTGACACCCTTCTCGCTGCCATAAGCCGCCACATACTCGATAAGGCTTGCCATGCGCTTGACTGACATTTCAGCCGATGATTCTCTGATATTAGTGAACTCACCCTCCAGGCCAGGAACAATGTCAGCACCCAATCCGGTAGCTATGGCATGGCCTGAGATAAACAGAACCTTCCATTGATCCTTTGTGAGCCAGCGATTCATGTACTGAAGTTTCCGGGCCACATCACCGCACATCGCATGAAATCGTGCGCTCTGATCTTCCTTGCGGGTCTTCTGTTTTATCTGACATATAAAATCCAATGGCGCCGACTCTATGCACTTTTTCGCGTAGTCTTTACGGCGGGAGTCGATCAGGAAGATGGTCTGCTTATTCATCGAGAAACCTTCTCAATTCTTTTATAGCGCCCTCTAACTTTTTATTGGTCGCATAAGATTTTGACGGGAACACCTTTAGCCATTCGTAGGCATCCTCTGCCGCCGCTTGCAAATTTAACGGATTGCCTTCCTTGTCCCATTCCGGGCCAACCTTTTTGGTGGCGTCAACAAAATGGTTGGCGGTGCAGACTTGGCATGGCCTCACAGACGCCGAATGAGTCTTACCCATGGTATCCATTACATATCCAGAGTTATCAAGCGTCGATCCGCACCGATTGCAAGTTATTTTCATATCAACTGAGCCCTCACTTCTGCCATCGGTTTCGCTGCGTATCGCTTCGTCACCATCAGGTCCGTTACCTGCTTATCGTCTTTCCATACAATCTCGTTGCAGGCGTCCATCAGTAGCTTGATGGTGTTGTCCAAGTCCGGCTTGGATGTGGGATAGATGCCTCCATTTAAAGCGCTGCGCTGCTTCTTCTGTGACCAACTGGCAGGCGGTGCAAGGTGGATTATGATCACTACCAGAACTGCTCCAACCATCGGCTCTTGACCTTGCATGGCCTGCGAGGCGTAGACCTTCACCAGATTTTCATAGTTGACTGTCTTCTCTGGAGAATAGGTAGAAACGAAGTTACCGCGTCTAGCGAATCTTGGACGGCCTTTCGCCACCGGTACGCCTGGAATCGTGAAAACAACGTCGCTCACTTCTCCCCCTTCGCAGTTATCCGATATTTAGTGCATCTCCATCCCCACAATTCTCCGAGACTGCATTTCATCTCGCCATGCACCAATCTTTCATGGATGCAGCCAGAGCAGGTGTTTTTTGTGCGAGGATGGATAAAGTCACTCATATTCCAGCCCGTTCTGAAAGGAGACGCCATGCTGTTGCTGCCACCAGCGGAACTTGCCCATTACCGATTGATTTAAGCCTGTCCATCCGCTCGGCCAGATCATCAGCCACTCCGTGAATTCCGCCGATTGGAGTAGGCCAAATTCGTGTGCTAGTACCCTTGCTAAATACGACCTTCCTCCCCTGGAATCCGCCTTGACCTTTAACATTGAGTCTACTTTCATCCTTGCGCGTATTCCGTCCGTGGCTTGTGGAGTAGGCCAATATCCACATTCTCTCTCGAATATGGTCTGCACCCACATCTGCCGCTGATAGCACTCCCCATTCTGCATCGAACCCCATCGAGGCCAGATCTCCAAAGACAACTCCGAGTCCACGAATAGTGAGCATTGGGCTGTTCTCCACGAACACGAATCCGGGTTCCACTTCGCCAATAATCCGTGCGAACTCTTTCCATAATCCGCTGCGCTTACCTGTGATTCCGACACCCTTCCCTGCCGCGCTGATGTCCTGGCAAGGAAACCCTCCAGATATGACGTCAACAATTCCCTTCCACGGCTTTCCGTCAAAAGATTCAACGTCAGACCAAATTGGGAAAGGCGCGAGAATTCCATCGTTTTGTCGTTGCGCCAGAACTTGTGCTGCGTAGGCATCACGTTCAACTGCGCAGACTGTTCGCCATCCGAGGAGTTTGCCGCCGAGTATTCCTCCACCGGCACCTGCGAAGAGGGCGAGTTCACGGAGTCCACCAGTGCTTTGCTGAATAGCCATGTCATGAGGCAAAACCACGAGGCACATCGTGATAACGTCCAGTTATCCGGTCATATTTCAGCGTCACCATTCCCGGCCTGCCTATGTGCTTGAACCGGATCTTCTGAATGTGAATGTCCACGTCCTGAGAATCAGGGTATTCCGAATCACGCCAGACGGTGAGCGCGCAGTCAGCTTTATTCCACCAGTGCTGTGAGCCGCTGATCATGTCAGGACGAGGCACTGGAAGCTTTCCTTCCTCGCGCCGCACCTTCTGTGGATGCGCTACTATCCAAACGTGAACTTGATTGATCCTGGCCCAATTACGCACCGTTGAAAGGGCCTGTGAGATGTATTCTGTTTCGCTCTGGTTGCTTGAGCGCCAGTGTTCCAGTTCATTCCACGGATCAATGACGACACCACGTTTTGCATCTGGAAACTTGATCAAGAATTCTTGCGCAGCGTCCAGAACATCCTTTAGGGAAAAGCTCCCGCTGGTGGTCTCAGTGAAGGCGAAGGATTGATGTAACTCTTCGGTTAACTCCGCTATTTCCGTCTCAGTGATGCGCTCCGTAGGGCCTCTGCCGAAGGGTTTACCGGAGATTTTCTCCAACATCTTGGTAACGTGAAAATGTACCGGCTGATTCTCGAAACTGAATACGGCTATCTTCCAGTTATTGCGCGACAGGTTAAGCAGCAATGCATCAATAAACTCTGATTTACCGGATCCGGGCCACCCAGTTACGATGGTCATTTGACCCGGCAATACCGTGTAATATTTGTCCAGCGAAGCCCATCCCGTCTTATCGCCAGAAGGCATGCCGTTGCGGTACATTTCATAGACTGCATCAGCGTGAGCATAGGGGCTGGTGAGCCGTGGCTTGCGCTCTATCGCTGCGTCAAGCATTGCTGCCCCTCTGGTAGCGTTAGCCATTGACTAAATCCCTCCCCGCCTGGATTCGTCTGGCTGCAATCATCAGCCTTTGCCAGTCACCCGCCGTGATGTCTTTCTCGTTCGCCATGCGATCAGCCGTCATGGAAACGATACGGGTTTCAGTGGACAGAGCTTCAAGAATGTCAGCCGCAGGAAAAGGTTTGCGAATCGGTTTCCCATGTTCCATGAGCTTTTCAGGGAACAGCTCCTCGAATGTCATTCCGACTGCATCGAGAATTTCAGAAGGTGAGCATCCCGCGAAGCAGTGAATCAACACGCGCTGATCCGACTCTTCCTTGACGGACATGCTTGGGCTTCTGTCTTGATGGGCCGGGCAACATGCAAGCCAGCGACCATTGCCTGTTTTTTTGACTTTAGAAAGTCGAGAGAGAAAGTTTTCGGCGCTCATGCTGGTACAAACTTACGTTGAGTTTGAATGCCGTGACCGATCTTCGCCCAGTCTCCGCTTACAGCTTTCTGAAAGGCGCATTTCCAATCAACATACGTGTATCCACGCGCTTTGCATGTCGTGATAAAAGGCTCTACGTGAGAATCGATATTGTTGATGCCTTTCTCGCTTGCCCATTTTCTCAAATCATCCGTAACGCAAAATCCAGTGGGGATAGATGTTTTCCTTCCCTCTGTTTTTTTTGATACGGTCTTTATATTAGTTTCTAAGTTCTTAAGTTCTTGGTTGCCTTTCGTTTGGGTTTCGTTTGGGATACCCACTTGTAACCCAGAAATAACCGACTGGGTTTTCTCTGGCGTATCTATTGGCTTTGCGGGTCTTCCTCCCTTTGTCCCATTGGCCTTGTTTTTGCGTTTCATGTCGTGATATGAGTCTATTTCGAGGTCACAGCGGGTATGGTGATACCCGTCTTCACCCTTGATAAAGAACTCATCGAGTATGGTATTTAAGGCATCGGTATCCGACCCTGAACCCAAACGTAACCGACGAATAACCCACTGGGTTTCCAGTGGGATAGGAGTCTCATCCAGGTAATACCAGTCGAGTAGTTGACGGTATATTCCATGCTCAAGAGTTGATAAATGTCCGGTATCTTTGCGGTAATCTGCTATGTTGAATTGGTAATAATGCACAGCCGTTCCTTTGCAAGAATCGGTAGTCAGCCGATGTTCCGATAAAAAGGGTGAGCGCACGCTGAAGGGCGGAACTTTCCCTCCGTTCGGTGACAAGCCTAGTGCACCCATGATCTTCATTTGCTCAATGCCTCCTTCGCCATCCGACACCAGAACAAAATTGCCCTGCGCTTGTTATGTGCCGAGCGGATTCTTTTTGCAGCTCGCATCGCCGGTTTAAATTTCGCGTTCATAAATCCTCGCTGAATAAATCCAGGAATCTGACTACTCTCTCGCGCTTCCCGGTGCAGTGTTTTGGAGGCCCACAATGAAACTCTTTACTTTTTCCCCATAGCGTCGAGTAAAAGTGCCACTTGCTCAGCGGTATATAGTTCTTTCGGATGGGCCTGATTAGGGGCTTCGTTGGCTCTATTATTCGCTGGAGGTTTCGCTGATAATTCTTTCACTTTCTTTTTGTGATCTTTTATGAGCAACCTTACGTACCGCGAAAAAGACCAGTCCCGCTCGTTGCAGCACAGGTCTGCCCAATCGTCCAGTTCCTCGTCCAGGTATATCTTCCTGGGTATGTCGAAAAGATCGCGGCGGCTACGGGTCACGCAGCTTCCTTTTTGGCGGGGGCGCGATTCACGACGCGGACATATAAATCGTGAATTCGATTTCCCCTTTCGTATGAGGTCGATTTATGTATGCCATTACGCAATCGGGTGACCGTTGGCTGAGGCAGGCTAAGCTGTTCGCCTATCTGAGCGTCAGTCATTCCAGAATTTGCTATTTCTTGAAGAAGGATTTGAATGTTCATGGAAACAAATAATAATACGCAATCGTATCATTGTCAATACGCAAACGTGTTTGCTAATAAAAATACGGATTCGTATATTATTGAGATGACTGATATGCGAAAAATACTCACCCATTTAATGGCCCAGGCGGGAGACGATGCCTATTCTCTTGAAACGAAATCAGGGGTTCCTCAGCCGACCACGCAGCGCTTCCTATCCAGGAAACATGGAGATCCGAGGTCAAGCACGGTTAGAAAGTGGGCGGCGGCCTACAGGGTGACAGAGAGTCAGCTAAGAGGAGATGTGCCTATTGAAGGCGTTACTGTTGACGTGGTTGAAAATGGACAGTCACAAAGGCGTTCTGACGAGTTGCTATCCAAGGAGCAGAAGCAAATACTTTCCCTGGCAAAAAGTTTCGATGCGGAAGCGCGTAGAGCATGGATAGGCATAGGAAAAACAATCGCGCAACTTCGCAACGGTGATAGGCGTCACGAGAATATCGGCCATAACCCTGAGACAATGCTTGATAACAGAACGTATGCTCACGGCCCCGATCTCAGCAATACTTATGACAAACCACAACCATCCGAATCATCACAAAAAGGGAGGAAGAGACAATGACAAAGCCTTTTGTTTTTGCTGATGGGCCGGTGTCACATGATACCGTTCAGACACTTGAGATGCTCACAGCTATGGCAAAACGCGGGGAAGCGACAGGGATTGCTTACACGGTAACCACCGATATTAATAAAACAAAGGGTTATAACGTAAACGCAACGGGACTCTTGCATGAAAGCCCAGCATTTGCTATTGGAACCGTTGTTATCTTACTTTACCGGTTAGTTATGAGGGCAATCGGAAGAGACAAGTGATATGAGAGCAATCATTGGAATATTCTTTCTGGTTGTTTGCGGATGGGCTCAGGCAGAATGGATTCAATACGCGGAAACAGAGAACGGCCCAGTCTATTATGACCCTAAAAGAATAATGTCCATTTCAGCCGAGAAAGTAAGCGTTTGGAAGAAGTTTCGAATAGATGACAAAGCCTTGGCCGAAGGAATTCTAATAGACCCCTCCTTCAAAAACTATGCGTTTACTGTGTCAAAGAATATTCACGATTGTAAGGCACAGCAATCTACTGTCGCGGCGGTCCACTATTATGATAATAGCGGTAAATCGTTCCTAAGCATTGTGTTCTCGCCTCAAGAGATCGAATTCCATGATGTCATTCCCGGCAGTGTGGGTGCAATGATGACCGAAATAGTCTGCAAGAAAAAACCCACCCCATCGTGAAAGACTCTCTATCCTCCCTGATCAACGTCAAGCTATCCAAGATAGACGCCATCGCGCGCGAGTTGCCCCGCGTCGGTAAGCGCTCGGAATTGAAGGTGCTGGCTGATGAGATATTGCGGCTTACAGAGACCGTGCGCCGCCAGGCGTATTTGCTGGAAGTTGAGAAAGAGAAGGAAAAGTACGTGCCTGACCTGGGGCAAATGTTTGGCGGGGTTCGGAACGAGAAGAAGGAATAATGTTGAGCAGAGTATAAATGCAAATTCTGTTTGTTGACGAATCGGGAACTCCACCACCGATTGAAAGACAAAACGACACGCCTTTATTTGTGCTTGGCGGCATCGTGGTGCCTGAAGACTTTTGGTCTAAGCTTGCGGCGGATTTGAGGCGATTAAAAGAAGTTTACGAGATTAAAGGTGAGATTAAATGGCGGTATTTTGCACCCGAGAAACAGGAGAGCAAGAAGCACAGTCTCAGCCATCTGAATGCAGCCCGTAAGGAAGAGGTACGTACAAAACTCTATCAAATGATAGGTACCTACAAGTCTATACGGCTAATTTGCGTGGCAACGAATGTACCATTGGCATACCAATTAAATTACATAGCCGATGCTGACGATCTATACTGGTATTCCTATAAGCAACTCACTGAACGTTTTCAATATTATCTACAAGACCTACAGCGTACGGTAGGTCAGCACGTAAATGGAATAATAGTCTGCGATCACCGAGGCCCTAAAGACGATAGTCGGTTAAGAGAGTTGCACCAACAATTGCTTGACGGAAACAGATTCAACTATTCCAGTTACTTAAACTTGATCGAGGGTTTGTTCATCGCACCATCTCATTTGAGCGTTGGAATACAACTGGCGGATATGGTGGCAGGAGCTGTATTTAGACACTATCGGGTTGGCGATGATAGATTCTTTCGCCAAATAGAGGGGTCATTTCGGCAATCATCAGCCGGAAGCATTAATGGCTATGGCCTAGTAAAGTTTCCAAAGAGCGGCTGGTGAAAAAAGAGGGGCGCCGTGTCAGAGATTTCTCTCGTGATCCTGCTGTTATCGGCGCAGTCACGGCGTAGGCCCATAATGTAGCAAAACCCCTTTTTTGTCAAGGTAAGCCGTAGTTATCCACAGGCTGAGCAGACTACACAGCAGCACCATTTATCAGCACCCTCCCCCACCCTCACCCGAGGGTATTTTTTTGTCCGTCGCGTAGGCGTATTGTAGCAGAAAAGATACGATTACGTATTGACAAATAGGATACGTTACCGTATCATTCTCCCATGCCGCAAACAAAGCGGATAACCGAACAAATGAAGGTCTAGCCGTAAGTGGTGAGCCCAGGCTAGAGGAAAGAGCAACAAGCCGCCGTCGCAAGATACGAATTTACCTGAAAAATACCTCTAACTCCTAGGTGCGTCAAACAGGGTGAGCGAGGGCGGCAACAGAGCATAGAGCCGCAATCTTTAACTGCGGTGGCGCGCGGAGAAAATTAGTGCCGCTGACTTTTGCTGGGGTGGAAAGTAACCCCGGCGACGAATTGAGTTTCATCCTCTGCCAAGATAAGACTTCATCCCCTTCTGGCTAAGTCCGGGATTGAGGCAGGGGAATACCGAAATGAGTGTGAATGCGTAGGCTGATACGCAAATGTCGTGGGTGGCCTGATAGTGCGTCAGATATATAAGGCTCGAATGCTAGCTCACCTGCCGGAAAATCAACCCGACCGGGACGCGCAACTTAAACGATATGCCGGAAATCAGTGCCGGCCACACTCACCAGTTTTAACAGGAGGAATCATGCATACGGAAGGGAAGTTAACAATATCCCCTGATCTTAGATGGATCATCGGAGCAGACGGAAACAGGGTGGCATCAACTGGTGGGGCTTTAACCAGATCACTCGAACAGAACGAAGCCAACGCCCGCCGACTGGTTGCTTGCTGGAATGCGTGTGATGGGTTGCCACAAGATGCTTTAGACGGAGGATGGACTGCTTCTGGCCTGAGCAAGTTCGCACACGGGCTGGAAATAAGCCTTGAGAGGATGGCGAAAGAGCGTGACGAACTGGTGAGCGTGCTGCGTAGTTACAGAGGTTCAGAATGGGGAAGTAAGGCAAATGTTGACGCCATTCTAGCAAAGTACCCGCAATCATGACTCTCATCGAGTGGATAGCAGCATGGATATTAGTCTCTGTTCCGCTCGGTATTTTAGTTGGACGTTTTATGTCGATAGGAGACTGTGATGATTGAGTTAATTCTATCCGTGATTTTCGTGGCTGTGTTTATGGTGGAGGATTTATGAGTACCCACTGCCCATATTGTCTTACCGTGAATGAGATTAATCACGATGATGGTTATGGTTACGACGAAGACACGAAACATAATCAGGAATGCATAAGATGCGAAAAGACATTTATCTTCACCACTCTAATTAGCATCAGTTACAGAATCAAAAAAGCAGACTGCTTGAACGGCGCGGAACATGATTACAAGGAAACAAAGACATATCCAGCTAGATTCACAAGGTTGAAATGCTCAGTGTGTGATGACGAGAAACCCCTACCGGCAGGACATCCATTTCTTTCCGAGGCTACATCATGACAGCCAGAGACAACTGGAGCCGCCTATGGACAGAGCATAGGCCTGTTCCTGAGCCAATGACTGATACAGAGATACTGGACTGGCTGAATGAGTGGTGCGATGGGTATGAGTACACGTACCCGACCACGACACAAAGAGCAGTTTTTACTCTGAACTGCGTGGACATGAAAGTAAAGGGCGCTTCGTTACGTGAAGCGGTTGAGATAGCGGCTGTGAAATGGAAAGAGGTGAATACATGAAACCGTTTGACCTGGAAGCTGCGAAGAGGGGTGAGCAGGTTTGTTATCCAAGTGGATCACCTGTGCATTTTATCGGGGTTTCGAGCACTGAACATCCAGTCGTAGAAGATTCACAGGGTTTTTTTACAGTTTGCTCTCAAAACCAACTCAGGATGGCCCCGAAAAAGGTAACGGTGCGGTACCGGGTTGGGGCATGGAAAGACAAAGGTGGAATCGTCCATCCTTTAATAGTCGAGGATGTAGATGCTCAGGATGGGGCTGAAATAGGTAGTCAATTCCTGTACTGGATTTCCGGATGGCAGACAGCCGAAATACAAGGGGGTGAGTGATATGAAAACGCATTACCGCAAAGCGTTTGACTCTCCATATCTCTCCAGCGCCGACATTGTAGAGCCGACCGTTTTAACCGTTTCGCATGTCGCGCTTGAGGTAGACC